CCTGGGTTATTGTCATTTAGATAGTTCAGCACCCGATACAACCCAAACCCAAATAAACCTGTCTTTTATATCTCAACTAGATTACCAAGACGCTTAAAAGTATTTTAATAATATATAATTAATTTCAGAACAATTATATATTAATGGTCTCATATGGTCTCAATCCTTTCGTATCCAAGGAGAAGCATCGCGACGACGCAGACAAAGGAAGATTTATCTTCCGTCGTCAGTCCACATAAGGCGTCCGCAGGACTCAGTAAGAGATTACTAGAGCGGAGCGATTTCCAAATCCATCTCAGAATTGATATTATATATCTGCCATCTATCTGGCGTAAATTTGGAAGTGTCTGGCATAAAATTAGCAAACACGACAATATGTGGCGCATTTATCAAGGTCATCCCTGTCTCGTATTTTGTATTACATATAATCCCGTTCTTAATCTCTTCTAAACATTTATAAGATACGGTATTATTATCCCTAGGTACATCAAGCAGAACTATATTCAATTCCTTAACCAAAGTGTAATTGTATATTATATTAATTATATCAGATTTTTTGCCTTCAGTTATGTAGCACGCCTCATATTTATTTATTAGGTACCTACAAAAGGCGCTTTTGCCTTTACCTCCTCCTACATCTGAAATCCAAATAATACTCCTATCATCTGGGTCTTCAAGCAATATCTTTTCAAGACTGACCTGAAACGGTCTTAACTGGGTAATTATTTTAAGCGGTCTAGGAAGAATTATTCCGGCGCTTTTAAATATTCTGCCGGTTCTTGTCGCCACTTTTGAACAGTATGTAATTGCTTCTAAGTCAGTGCCTTTCATAACCTCCCAATGTATCTTTTTACTGAGTCCTAATTCTGTAGGTCTCATTTTGTCTTTCAACCAAAGACTACCTTGTAAATGCTGTGTACCGTTTTCACCCGTTTCTTCCTGAAATACCCATTTGGTTCCCAAAGTATCAAAAACAGACACTATTGGCACTATTTCCTCCTCTGTGTAGTTATTATAAGTGAAGCACCATTTTTTTGCCTTGTTAAGTTGCTTCTTCTTTTGCTTAATGGAGTTTGAGATAGTATTACCCTCAAACTCTTTAGCACTTTCTGGCACTATTTCTTGAATTGACTCGAAATCGCATTCTGGTTCATCATATCCAAACATATTATAATATATATAGGCGATATCTTTTTAAATTTATAAACGTAAAGCAATTAATGCGTTTAGAACTTAAAGCGATTGTCTTAGCATAGTTTACAATGCCCTATGTCAAGAAAGCAAGAAAAACCCAAAAACCCAAAAACCCAAAACGAGTGTATAAAAAGCGTATTCAACCTCGTAAGAATATGGTTAAAATGGTTCAATCCATTATAAATAAGAACCTAGAAGATAAAGAAGCATTCAGAAGTGTAACGGACATTAACCTTAATTCTGGTATCAGCATCGCATCGGATTTGATGCAAATCCTCCCCAACATCAATATAGGAACTGGCGACGCGTCGCGAGTAGGACAACAATTGACTGTCAAACGATTAACCATAAGCGGTCATATGATAACAAATTTAACCCATAATACCTATAGCGATTGCCGAATCGGCGTCCGTATGATGATTGTCACACCAAAAGGTTATGCTGGTAGAGAACCGGCGGTAGCAAATGCTCCCACTTGGTTAGGACAGTTATTAAAAAGGGGATCCACTTCAGTCGGATTTACTGGACTAGTTCAGGACTATTATTCCCCTATTAATACAGATGTAATCACCTGCTACTATGATAAGAAATTTTATGTAAGAACTCCATATGTACCCGCTACAGTTACTGGAGATTTTTCCGTTTCTGCCTCAACCCGTTTTTTTAGAATCCCATTGAAGGTCACCCGTAAAGTATTGAAGTACGATAGTGCCGTAGATTCTGGTTTAACCCCTACACATTATAACCCATTTTTAATCCTGGGTTATTGTCATTTAGATAGTTCAGCACCCGATACAACCCAAACCCAAATAAACCTGTCTTTTATATCTCAACTAGATTACCAAGACGCTTAAAAGTATTTTAATAATATATAATTA